CGGTTCGCCATCAACTCCGAACCATAATCAATATCCGCATTCACAAACGGAATCCCAGTGCCATCATCCGCAAACGCCACCAACGACCCCGACGACGGTGCAGACGACTCCTGCGAACGGAACGTCAAATCCCCATTCTTCGCAATAAACAACTGACCCTGCTCAGTCTGCTCAATCAGTTGCAAATACTCCAACGAGTTTTCACCCTCGAAAATCCCCGTCCCCACAGTCACGTTGCCTGTATCAATATCCCGACGATGCGACGGCCACGCCACAGTCAGCATGTCCAACACGGCCTCAACACGTTCACCCGTCGTCTGCTCCACCGACGAACCCGTCGCATCAATAGGACGGTTAGCAAGGAACTGGAAATCATCCGTTGCCGTCACATTCGCATCCGACTTACCCGAAGTCGAATAATTAAAGTTCCAATCATTCACCGACCCATAAAACTGCGCTGTCCCATCCATAGAAACACGGATAGGGACACGCGGCACCAGGTCAATCGCCGTCCCCACAACCGGGTCAAAAAACCGGTCCTCATTATGGAACGTCACATCCAACGACCCAGCAGAATACCGTTCCAAATCACGGTTCTTACCCCGTTGAATCGACACCGAAGCAAGTTTCTCTGTCACATCAACAAACGCCAAACCACCCAACGTGTCTTGACCTAACACGCCCTGCTCCGGCGAATCCAACACAAACCCGCGGATAGTCCCAATCTCAACCGTCGTCGCCACTATGCGCTCGCAAAGACAGGACCGGACACCCGCTCATAACGTTTAATCGCCGTCACAACTTCCTCACCGATACGCACCGGGTCACCCACGCCTGCCTGCACACTGATGTTGTAATTCGTCGTGGCACCTATTTGATTGTTTGGCACAATCATTCCGTTTTCATTCGGGATAAATAATTCCGGACCACGCTCACCCACGGCATACATTGAACCGCCAGTGACAAGACCACCCATCGCACGTTGACCGCCCAAACCAAAACGCCCCGTACCACTAATCTTGTTCTCATCAATGTCTAGTGAGGGGGCACCCGCATCAAGCCAACTTTCATAGGCCTCTCGCGCCGCATTCAACGCGCCGGCAAGCGCATTAACCACATCCTTCAAAGACTTCACCGGGTTGATTGCACGCTCAATAGCACCAGCCCACTCAGGCAATTCGATACCCATATTTTCCAGGGCAGTAGTGCCCTCATTGATAAAGAACATCAGGTCGTCTGCGATTGAAACCAAATCCTGCAAAATCGGCAACGCCTCTTCAATTGCGTCCGTCAGCAATGGTGTCAGTTGAAGTGCTAGGTCAGCCAACTGACCAATCAGTTCCTCAACTTGTGGCCATGTGTCAATGAACCACTGTTGGAGATTCGCTAGAAACTCCTGGAAGGATTCGTCGCCGACCAGGTCATCAATGAAGTCGCTAACTCCAATCGCAACATTCTCGACCACCTGAAAAATGTTGTCGAAGATGGTTTCAATCAACGGACCATTTTCGTCCATGAATGTTTTGAAACTATCCAGGTGAGGAAGTAGCCGTTCAATCAAATCCTCACCAATACCCAGCAGGATTTCCTTCGTGGTCCCCATTGCCTGATTAAACTTAAACTCAGCCGTCTCCGATGCAATACCGAACGCCTCATCCAACACACCAGTACCGTCAGCCAACTGAGCAAATACTTCACGGTTGTCCTCCGCAGACGCACCCATAAGGTCCAACACACCAGACAGTGCACGGATATTACCGAACACTTCCGAGGTCGCCTCAATGTTCCCGTCAAACGCATCCGTCAACGTCTCCAACGTGGCGTAGAGACCCTCTTCACGGATCTGCTCACGCAACCCCTCAGCAGACAACCCCATTTCTGCCAGGGCAGTTTCAGCCTCATTGGTCGGTTTGGCAATCGTTGCCAAAATCTGACGCAACTGAGTAGACGCAGTAGACGCATCCGTACCCGTCTTAGACATACCAGCGAGCGCGGCACCCACCTGATCAAAAGACACACCCAAGTTAGAAGCAAGCGGGAGAACCTGACCCATCGCACCGGCCAGTTCAGCAGGCTCCAACTTACCTAGACGGACTGCCTCAGTCAGAACATCAACAGCCTGAGCACCATCCAAATTAGATTCACCGTAAGCGTTCACTGCCGATGTTGCCAGGTCTGCAATCGTTTTAGTGTCACCTAACCCAATCGCCGCACCCTTCAGCGACGCCTCCAGAACGTTGATAGCACCCTCGCCACGCAAACCAGCAGACGTAATAAAGAACAACGCATCCGCGGCCTCGTTCGCAGACTTACCAAACTCCGGACCCAACTCACGGGCAGACTGAGCGAGTCTGTCTAACTGTTCACCACCAACCCCAACCAGACCCTCAATCTTCGCAATCGATGACTCAAACGCGGCGGCCTCACGCACACCCGCCACCGCAACAGCAGTAACCGCACCCGCCGCGATTTTCCCTACATCTGCTGCGAACGAACTAAAGTTCTTCAGCGCACGCCTAGCCCGATCCAAACCCTTCTTGTCAAAGGTGGAGACAATAGGAAGTCTGATAGCCATGCGTTAGCCTCCGATACGTTTCGCTAGACGACGATTTACCCGCGCCGTATATTTGCCGATAACTTTCCCGGCAATCCTCACCATCTCCTGCCTGCGGTCATAGAACTGTTGAATAACCCAACGGCCTTTCCCGTTCGCAGGAGCCTTCGATTCAATACCGGCAATCATGTTTGCCCCACGGTAATTGCGTGCCTGACGTGCCGTTTCTAGGACGCTGAAGGCAGAATATGGCCGTTTATCCATAAACGTAATCCGGGCGATATTGCGTGTACCTCGGCGACCGGCACGCCTCGAACCAATATCAATTTTCGTTCCAGGCAATTTCCACACGAACGGACCACGCTGATCTACCGGTTTCGTTGATTTGGAAATCCGAGCGGAACGCGACATGCCAGACAAGGGCGAACCGCCTCGGTAAATGTTCGACTGCAATTCCTTCGCAATCGGTTTAATTTCCCTGCGGAACTCACGCCGCATTTGGTTATACAAATCCTTGTCCGCCTTACGCAACTCGTAAAGCGCACGGTCAACATCCATGTCCTGGATGTCAAAGGACAGAATCTCGTTAGAACCGACGCGGGGCATATCCCCTATTCTATCGGCGACCCTGCCTCTGAGATTTAGACACCATATACCGGTAGATAGTCCACAACATGCGTGGTTCCAGATTCATCAACTCAGTAGGCGAAATGCCTGTTTCCACCGCAATCGTGGCAATAGTCCAATGAAGGCTAGACGCACCTAGCCCGACTATTTTTTTTCGTCAGCCTGACCGACAATAGAAACAGATTCAGCCCACTTCTCAAACTCATCCTTCGTCTTACCCTGACGATGGAGCGAATGCCATGCCAGGAAGAACAGGTGAGTCAAACGAATATCGTTTTCGAGTTTCACAACCGACAGGTCGAACTTCATTTCAAACGCAATCAGGTCAGCCGCAACTGCCTCAATGGTTTCAGTCGAACCGTCAGTGAACTCGACTAATAGCGCAATAGGATTCATGCGCCCAGTCTATACAGACTTAGGCAGTTCCGCGAACAATCCCCGCCGTACCAGCAGTCGGCCAGGTCAAAGACTGCGTGGCCAAATCTCCAACTGAGGACGCAATTGGAGTCGTTTGTGACACCAGGAAAACGCCCGTGTAAGTCGGATTGCTTGCACTGGTTGAAGCGGAGGTCGGCTTCACAACGACAGTTGCGAGGCTACCGAGGTTGCTCCAAATGGTTGAATCCACGGCGTTAGAACCAGCGGTTCCAAAGTCCTGGTGGAAGTCGAGAGTAATCGAACCGTCCTTCAACCCACCAATGCCGGTGCGGAAACTTCCACCGAAATCGGTTGTCTCAATCTCATCTGACGAAATGTCGAGTGTGACCGCAGCGATGTGGTCGCTGAAGTCCTGACCGTTGATGGTCGTGGTCACATCAGTAGCGACGAACTTTGCCAACTTGAACTCCTAATTTGCTCGAACTACGACCACG